GATGGTAAAGATATTGATCATAAGGATGGTAATCCTAGAAACAATTCTTCAAAGAATCTTCGTGTAATTTCCAAGTCTACTAATAGAGGTAAGCATTGACAATTTTTATTTTTATCAGTACAATGTTATTGTTGGTTAGTTCAATCTATGCAATGTTTAGTTATATTTGGAGTAACGATGACTGAAGCAGTTTACTTTATGCGCCAAGTAAACGAGTTTATAGCTTCTAATCCAAATCATCCAATTGTTGTTGATTACAACCGTGGCGAAATTGGTTTAGGTTATATTATTCGACACTGGCAGGAGATTTACGATGAGAATTATTCAAATATGTGGAAAGGGCAGAGTAGGTAAAACTACTCTTGCTCAGTTAATTGCAAAGTATTCATTTGACTTAGGGTATAATCCTGTATTATTGCCTTTTGCAGATGGTATAAAGAAGGCTGCTGAGTTAGAGGGTCTATCAAAAGATAAAGACTCAAAGAAGTATCGTCAATTTTGTCAGAAACTAGGTGAATCAAAACGTAAAAATGATCAAGATTACTGGATTGTTAAATCATTTGAAACAATTCAAGAGTACATGATCAAAGAAATTGATAATAAAAAAGCCAATAAGAAACACTATGAGTATATTATTATTCAAGACGATACTCGTTATATGAATGAAATTACTTTTGGTAGAGACTTAGCCGCTACACAGATTTTTGTATCGCAAGGTCTTAGAGAATTACCAGAACATAAAGCAGATTGGAGAACACACGAAAGTGAAGTTCTCAGTAATAATGTAGAAGATAGTCTTGATTCTGAAAATTCAAACTATACCGATCTGTTTGATTTTATTGTTATTAATGATGATTCTTTATCAGAATTAGAAACCATTGTAAAGCAATCAATAACAACTTGGCTTGATGCTGGTTATTTAGAATTAGAGGAATACATTGAAGAAACCAATTGAAGCAATTCTTGATGGAGATATTATTGCTTATCGTGCTGCTTTTTGGGCTGATCAGGAAGGTGTAGATAATCTACCTGAACGAATTCAGGAAGACTTAAAGAACTGGAAACCAAGTGGTATAGATCAGGTCTATATTGCAATGTCCTGTCCACGGTCTAATAATTTTAGACGAATCTTCTGGCCTGAGTATAAGAAACATAGAGAAGATTTTAAGTCACCAGATTCAATGCAATATGCTTTAGAAGAAATTTATAATTCTGGAATGGTAACTAGATGCGTTAATAGACTAGAAGCTGATGATCTTATTGGAATGATGGTATCTTCTGGTCAAGCAATTGGGGTTACTGTAGACAAAGATTTAAGACAAGTTCCTGGGTGGCATTGGAATCCAGATAAGGAATCAGAGCCATTTGAAGTAACTGAAGACGATGCAGATAAGTACTTTTATCAACAGTGGATGACTGGAGATACTACTGATAATGTATGGGGATTATGGAAGATTGGTCCAGCAAGGGCTAAAAAGATTCTAGATAAGACACCCAAAGAAGATTGGGATAAGGTTATTATGGAGATGTATCAGGAAGAAGATTGGGCTAAAAGGCCAGAAGAAAAGCGTCCACTTGATATGTATCGTAAAGAATTTGCACTAGCTCAAGCTAGATGTGTTCGTATTCTCCGTCATGGAGATTATAATAAAGAATTGTGTACTATTAACCTGTGGTGTCCAAATAACCACGGAGTTAGAAACATTTTGGATTTAGATAAGGGAGTTATACATGAGCAAGATATTTGAAGACTTTGTAGCAGTAGATAAGTATTGCCGTTGGTTGCCTGAGCAAAACCGTAGAGAAACCTGGAATGAGGCAGTTGATAGGTATTTTGATTACTTAATCAATCGACTAGATTTGTCTAGTAAAATTCCACTAGAAGAGATGAAAGAGATTGGAATGGCTAGGCAAATGATGAAAGATCGTCAAGTATTTGGGTCTATGCGGGCTCTTATGACGGCTGGTCCTGCTTTGGACAAAGACGATGTAGCAGCATATAACTGTTGTTATATTGCCGTTAAATCTACACAAGACTTAGCTAATATTCTTTATACTTTAGCTTGTGGAACTGGAGTTGGTTTTTCTGTAGAAAAGAAGAATATCAATAACTTTCCAGCAGTCCATGATACCATTGTCAAGACCGATAATGTAATTGTTGTAGAGGATTCCCGTGAGGGTTGGGCAAATGCCTATAAGTGTTTTATTGACGAACTGTTCAATGGTAAGCATTTTACTGTGGACGTAAGTAAAATAAGACCAAATGGTGCTCGGCTTAAGACTTTTGGTGGTCGTGCTTCTGGCCCAGAACCATTTATTAGGTTGATTAAGTTTACTGCTAATGTGTTCTATGAAGCCAGAGGACGTAAACTTAAGTCTATTGAAGTCCATGATCTTGTTTGTCAGATTGCTGATTCAATTATTTCTGGCGGTGTTCGTCGTTCAGCTCTAATTAGTCTTTCTGACCTATCCGATTATGAGATGGCACATGCTAAAAGTGGCCCCTGGTGGGAAAAGGAAAGCCATCGTGCATTAGCAAATAACTCTGCAGTCTATGAATCAAAGCCTGATATGGGTTCGTTTATGCATGAATGGTCTTCTTTATACAATTCTCGTTCAGGTGAACGTGGTATTTGTAATAGAGAAGCCATGCGTAAGATAGCTGAAAGAGCTGGGCGAAAGGTTGATTATGATTTTGGTACTAATCCATGTTCAGAGATTATTCTAAGACCTAATCAATTCTGCAATCTTTCTACTATTGCCGTAAGACCAGAAGACCAAGCACCACAGTTAATTGATAAGATCAGAATGGCAACAATCTTAGGAACTTTGCAATCTGCTCTTACTAATTTTACATATTTTAAAGATACTTCTCCAGAATTCCAAGCTAATTGTGAAGAAGAAAGATTACTTGGTGTATCCATGACTGGTATATTTGATAATAATTTAACCAATGGTGGACATGGCCCAGAAGAATTGCAAAAACTACTTAATGCTCTTAGATTCATTGCTCGTAAAACAAACGATAAATGGTCAGACTATCTTGGCATCAATCCATCCAAGTCTATTACCTGTATTAAACCAGAAGGAACTACTAGCTGTGTTGCTGGTACTGCCTCTGGGTTACATCCAAGATTTAGTAAGTTCTATATTAGACGCATTAGGATGGATAAGAATTCACCTATGGCAAAGTTTATGATTGATTCAAACATTCCACATGAGCCATGTGTAATGAAACCAGAACATACCCTAGTATTTTCTTTTCCAATTAAAGCAGACTTTGGTATTACAGAAAATCAAATCAATGCAATTGGACACCTTAATTTGTGGTTAGCATATCAAGTATGGTATTGTGATCATAAACCTAGTATTACTGTAAACTATACTGATAATGACTTCCTTCATATTGGTGGTTGGCTATGGGGACATTGGGATTTTGTATCTGGTATTTCATTCTTACCAAAGAATAACCATGTATATCAGCAAGCACCTTTTGAATCAATCTCAGAAGAACAGTATGATAAGTTAAATATTGCTATGCCTAGTGATGTTGATTTTAGTCTTCTTTCAAAGTATGAAACAGAAGATACTACAACTAATAGTCGAACATTAGCTTGTACAGCTAATGGTTGTGAAATAACCTAAGGAGTTAAATATGTCAACTATGTATGTTCAATCTGAATATGATATGGATAAGGCGTTAGCCGAAACTATTAAACTAGTTAAGCTAAAACATTGTTCATTGAATATTGGATTCAATAACATGCATATGGTAGAAATTTTTTTGGACAATCTGCATTATGAATTAATTCAAAATAAGATTATACCAGAAGAAAAAGATTTTCAATTAAATATAATGGTGAAAGCAAATGAACAAACTTGAAATACTTTTAAAGAGGTGGAAGGAGGGGTCTATCAAAGACCCCGACCTTTCGCTATGTCTATCGTTTATAAATGGAATTAAAAATGAAAGAAGAACTGAGAATATCGAAAGAACTGATCCAGTATCTGGAGAAGACAATACTACTAAACCCAAACGATTTAAAGTTAAAGGATTATGATCGAGGTGTAAAAGCTGGTCAATTAGAGATTATTGCTAAACTCAAAGTTCTTTTTGAACAACAAGAAAGGAAGCGTTAACATGGGAGGTAAATCTTCTGGTGGTCCATCAATCAACTATAGACAACAAATGCGTGAACAAGAAAAACTCATGGAACGTCAAATGGCTTTACAACAACAATATCAGAGAGAAGCTGAAGAGAGGTTCCGTACTGAACAGGCAAGACAAAAGCAAGAAGAGTATCTAAGAAGAACTGAAGCTGCAAGTAATAAAGAAGTTCAACGGGTATCTCAAGAAAAACAAGAAGCAGCTGTATTTAGAGAAATGACTGGCCAAACCAAACAAGAATCAAGTGACTTTGGTGGTGGATTTAATCTTGATATGCCAACAATAGAAAGACCTGGATACGAACAAGAAGATCGTCCATTGTGATAATAAGGAGAGACAATGAATTCTGAAAAAACCATTAAAGATAGGTGGTGGACTCTTAATGCAAAAAGAGAATCCAAACTTAATAAATCAAGAGCTTGTTCAGCTCTTACTGTTCCTACAATACTACCATATCAATCTTTAACTGGAGAAGATAATCTTTTTCAGACTTATTCATCTGTTCAATCTAGAGGAGTTACTTCACTTGCCAGTAAAATCCTTAGTGTACTTATTCCTTTAAATGATACACCATTCTTTACCTTTGGATTAAAAAATGGTAGAGAACCTACTGCAGAAATATCAGAATATCTTAGTAAGTTATCATTCCAAGTATATAGAAAACTTATTTCAAACAATTTAAGAGAGATATCGTATTTAGCTATGCAACATTTAATTGTTGTTGGCGATGCTCTTATTGTAATGGAAAATGATTTTTCATTTAGGCTTATAAGACTTGATCAGTTTGTTGTTAGACGCGATGTTAATGGAGTAATTAAAGAATTTATTTATCTAGAGTTTATATCACCAAGTAATGAGGAGCCAGCCAGTGCCTATGATTTCTTATCGGGTGAAGAAAAACAAACAGGTTTTAAAACGGTATATATTAGAGTCTCAAAAACAGAAGACGATAAGTGGGAAGTTGAAAAAGAATTGGATGGTCAAATTATCGACCGAGGTTATTATACTGTTTTACCTTATATTATTTTGCGCTGGGCTAGTGTTGCTGGGGAAGATTATGGTAGATCACATGTTGAGGATATTTACTCAGACATTAGAACCTTAGAGTCCTATAGTCGGGCTATGATTCAAGGAATGGCTGCTGGTTCTACCTTCTTTATGGGAGTAGATCCTGCAGGAATTACTGAAATAGATGATTTGTCAGGAGCTCAGAATGGTCAATGGGTTGGTGCTAGAAAAGCAGATGTGTTTGTAATTACTCCAGGTGAAACTATTAATCCACAATTACAAGCATGTGCTTCTGCTGTAGATACAATGCGTAAAGAAGTAGGACAAGGATTTTTACTACAGACTGCCGCTATGCCAACAGGAGATCGTGTAACAGCTACGGCTGTAAGGGCTGTAGGAAATGAGTTAGAAACAATTCTAGGTGGCACATTCTCTTCTATTGCTAGAGATTTTATGGTTCCAATTATTAGACGTACTATTTATTTAATGATTGAGAATAATGAAATTGATCAACGAATGGCAGATCAGTTTGACGAAGAAAATGGTATTCTTAATATAGAGATTTTAACTGGACTTCAATCCCTTAGTCGTGAATCCGATATTACTAAACTTCTACAGATGGGTGAAATGGTTCGCAATCTTCCACCAGAAGCCGCTTCTTCTTTTAAGTGGGAATCTTATGCTAGAGCCTTAATTACATCCATGGGATTTGACGCAAATAACTGGGTACGAAGTGCTGAAGAAATCAAACAAGAAAAAATGGAAATGGCAAAAGCCCAACAACAAATGGAAATGCAAAAAATGTTTGCTGGTGCTGCAGCCAATGCTATGGGTGGTGCTGCTCAACAAGATTTATTACAAACTGGAGGGGCAAATATACCACCAGAAATTCAAGACCAAGTTATGGGATTAATTGGAGGACAACCAAATGGCTAAAAGACCAGATAAGAAATCAATGCCTTGTAATAAACCTAGACCATCAACATCTCCTGGTAAGAAAAAGATGGTTAAAGCATGTGCTAATGGACAAGAAAAGATTATTCATTTTGGAGCAACAGGTTATGGTCACAACTATAGTTCGGAAGCTCGTAAATCTTTCAAAGCTAGGCATAACTGCGACTCTGCAGATAATAAACTAACAGCTAGATACTGGGCCTGTAAGAATCTTTGGGCTGGGCCTGGAGGATCTAAAAAAAGTTGTCCTAAGGGTAGAAAGTGTAAAGGATAATGGATAGAAAACAATCTGCATTTGCAAGAAGATTAAATAAAAACTTAGAAACTTTTACTGGAAGTGTAGATAATTCTACTAATAAAACTTTATCATCTCATATTCTATATTCTTCTCAAAATTTTTCTGATATTTCTAATAAACTACAATCAGTAAGTCTTTCTACTGTTAGTAATTATTCTGAATTTATGGTTGAAAAAGACCTAAGTAATCCTTTATCGTGGGAAAGTAGAATTACAGATCTTGAGAATAATCCAAGTGGTGGGGGTGGAATAGATCCAACAGATCCAGATCAACCAATTATTCTATGGGATAACTTTATTAATCAAAGCAATGGTGATGAGTCAGGTACTGTAACTCCTTATCCGTTATTTGGAGGACCACGACCAACCTCCAGTCAATTACTTACTCCAACATTTTTACAGGTATTTGAAGCTAACTCAGAAACAAATCATATTGGTGTTGTAGAGATAAAACTACCAGCTGGAAATGGATATGGTTATCTTTCTTTAGTTAATGATCCTTCAACGGATTCTTTCACCTTTAGTGATTTTAATACTACTTATTTTATAATTAAACTACTTCCATATAATGATGATTATGAAATTAAATTAGGATTATTTGATAATGTAGATTCATATACTGAAGGTATCTTTTTCCGTATAACACAAGATGTTACGGGAATTAAAATTTATACTAGGGTTGAAGACACTTCTGGAGTATTCTCTAATCAATATGCAACACTTACAACCAATACATGGTATATTTTAAAGATTCAAAAAAAATCTTCTAGTAGTGTTGGATTTACTATGGACGGTGGAGCTGAAGATGTTATTATTTCAAATATACCAACTTCACATTTAACTAGTGGTATTAATATTGAAAATAATAATACTAATAATCCCCAAGATATTTCTTTTAATTTAGATTTCTTTAGTTTAAAATTAAAAGATACTGGAATAGTAACTCCAGGAACTACTATAGTTGGTACAGCAAATGAAGTGGATGTTACTACAGTAGGAACAGTTATTACTGTGGGATTACCTACTGCTATTATTGTCAATGAGGCAACAGTAGATCAACTTAACTTTACTATGCCAGTAGCTTCTCCAACACTAAGTATGGGAGAATTAGCATGGGACCCAGACCACAATACAATTGTATATCAATTATCCTCAACTGTTCATGTTCCTCTTGGAACTGCAGTATATCAACATGTCAGAAATCAATCTGGTGTTAATATCCTCAAGGGAGATATTGTTTATGTTAGTGGATCACAAGGAGTAGATAGATTAAAAGTAACTAAGGCTTTAGCAAATGCTGAAGCAACATCAGCTCCAACAATTGGATTAGCTGCTGAAGATATAAATAATAATGCAGATGGTTATGTAGTTACTTATGGTTTATTACATGGAGTAACTACTACTGGATATTCAGATGGTCAAAGAATATACCTGTCAGAAACTACAGCAGGAGCATGGAGAACAAGTTTACCTACTGCTCCTAATCATGGAACCTTTGTTGGTTGGGTTGTTAAAGGTAATGTAGGAGGAGGAGCAGGCTCTATATTTGTAAAAGTCCATAATTATAACGAACTAGATGAACTCAGTGATGTTTATGTAAATACCGTAGCTAACGGAGATTTATTACAATGGAATAATTCTACTCTAAGATGGGAAAACAAATCACTATCATCAGCTGGTATAGCCGCATCATCACATACGCACACCCTTAGCAATATAACACAAAGCGGAGCAAGTTTAAACCAAGTACCACAATGGAACGGTACTGCATGGGTTGCTAATTCAATCAGCGGAGGATTTACTCCACAAAGAACAGTATTTACAAGTTCTGGTTCTTTTACAATTCCATCTGGAGCAAATATGTTAAGAATTATTTGCGTTGGTGGAGGAGGCGGTGGAGGCGGAGGTTGCCTAAGCAATTCTACATCTTCCAATAGATGCGGAGGAGCAGGAGGAGGTGGAGGTTCAGTTAATATAGCAACGTATTTAGTAAGTACTTTAGCTTCTCCTTTAACAATTACAATAGGTACTGGAGGTTCCCAAGGCGGTGGAGCAGTAACAAACGGATCTAATGGTAGTAATGGTGGATCAGGAGGAGTTACTACGGTTACTAGCCCATCTTTTAATGGAATAGCAGGAACAACTAGAATATGTTGGGGAGCTAACGGATTAGGTGGATCAGGAGGAGCTGTTGGATCAACATCTTCAACAGCTGGTGGAGGAGGAGCACAAGGTTATACTGGTGGTGCAGGAGGAAACGGAGCAAGCGGTACAGGTTCTATAGGAAATCAAACATCTTCTTCTGGTGGTTTATCTTTTTCACCATATGGAGGAGGTGGTGGAGGTGGAATCAATTCTTCTAATACACATTCCGCTGGTGGTAACTGTTTTGGTATGTATCCATTCAACGACTCAAACACTACAGCAGGAACTGCTGGAGGTGGGGCTGGACCCGCTGCTACTGCAACAAGAGGAACTAGCCATGATTGGGGTAATGTAGGAGGCTCTGGAGGAGGTGGTAATAACGCAGGAGCTGGAGGAGCAGGAGGTGCTGGAATCTACGGATCTGGTGGAGGTGGAGGAGGAGCAGGGTCATCTACTAGCGGTGGTACAGGTGGTTTAGGCGGTTCTGGATTAGTTATTATATATAGTTTATGAGGTACAAATGAGATATGCAGAAATTTTAAATAATACTGTTATTAACCTAATTGAAGCTAATCCTGGGATTGATTGGCCTTTTGAAAGTTATTTAATAGAGATTTTGGATAACGAATATTGTGAGATTAATTATTTATTTGATTCAAACAGCAACCCAAGATTTATTAAACAGAATCATCAATTAGTGTTTACGGCTTATCAATTTATGTTACGCTTAACACTTGAAGAAAGAGCTGCAATTAGAAACGCCGCAATAACTGATATTTTTGTTGCAGACTTTTTACAATTAGCCCAAGCAGCCCAAGAAATAGATACTAGTAATCCAATGACACTACAGGGAATGGATTATTTAGTTAGTGTTGGTTTACTAACAGAACAAAGAAAAAATGAAATTCTAGGTTTATAGGAGATTATCATGGCAAGTAAAAAGAATTGGATTAAAGGTGCAATTAAAAGACCAGGAGCTTTAACAAAGAAAGCCAAAGCAGCTGGTAAATCAATATCATCCTATTGTCAAGGTGGTAAGTTAACAACTCAAACCAAGCGTCAATGCAACCTTGCAAAGACTCTTAAAGGATTCAACAAATAACCTAGGAGTTAGAATCTATGCCTAAAGATGCCTGTTACAAAAAAGTTATGAAAGCCTATAAGGGTAAGCATAGTGCATATGCCTCGGGTTCTATGGTCAAATGCCGTAAGGTAGGAGCCAAAAACTGGGGTAATAAGACCAAGAAGGGAGATCGTTAATATGAAGATGAAGAAATCAATGCCAAAGCCTAAAGCTAAGGCTGCACCAAAGAAGATGAAGAAGAAGGGCTGCTGATATGGCAGACTTCTCCCTTGAAAAAAAACAAGGGTTACATGGTTGGTTCAAGCGGAACAACGGTAAGGGCTGGGTAAACTGTAAGACAGGTGGGCCATGTGGTCGTAAGTCTGCCTCGTCTGGCGGCTCTTATCCCGCTTGCCGACCAACCAAGGCTCAATGCACAAGCAAAGGCGTTCGCGCCAAGAAATCCTCAAAACCTGTATCTTGGGAATCCAAGAAGAAAGGAAAAAAGAAATGAAAAAGAAAAAGTCTTCTAAGAAGAAACCCAAGATGTCATGTGGATGTGGAGGTAAGAAATGATACCAGAGAATGGACGATTTGAATTTCTTGGTTCTACAGGAACTTTATCTGCTACTGAAACAAGTATACCAGTAGGAACCACACACATTATAGCAGGAAATACTATAGCTGCTGCTAACTTATCAGAACAATATGGTATTCTTGCTTTTAAAGCTGCTTCTGGCGGTACAACCCAAATTACAGGAATTCCAATTGGAAAATTTGTTAGGTTATATACAACAATAGTTCCAGGTACTTCTGTATTAGTTACTGGAACAGTTGGTAGTATTGCTTCAACAGTAACACAAGTTTCTTTTTTTAAGTGGTCACTATGATATTCTATAAACTAAAACCAATTAGTCAAGTATTTAGTGGATCTCTAGGTGCAAGTGCTCCTAGTTTAGTAAATCAAGCAGGAACTGTAGTTAATTATACATCAGGTTTTCCACCTACTGTAATACCAGAACTGTTTAATCCAATTTCAAAACAATACTGTATGTATTCTGTAAGTGATGCTACTTTAACTGGAAAAGCTACTTTTACTCGGCTAAGCATAACTTGGACAGTTACTATAACAGAAATTACTGCCGCTGTTGTAATTCCAGTATTAATACCAATTGGTATTCCTTTTAGAATGTATATGACAAGAACTTTGTGGAATAGTGAGGCTTTTAAAGCTTTTAATCCAAATGCTCCTGCAATCATTGATGTACCTTTATCTGCTATTGAAGCAATTAGTTTAACAGATATTACTAAAGTTACTGAACATTATCCTGCTATACTGGGTTCTGCTTTAGGATCTATTGCAGATTGTTTTACAGTATTTGAATATCAACGTTAGGAAATATTATGTCTACAATTATATCATTTCCACAAATATTTTCATTAACTAAAGGTGTAAACTATCTGTATAATAAAGCAAATAAACCAATTAACTATAAAACATTATTAAGTCCTGGTGGATTTACCTTTAATCCAGTACCACTAACTAACTATGTTCAAGGAATACATTCAGATAATACAATCTATACCACTAGTAATTCTACTAATGTTTTTGATTCTAAACTAATATTTAAATATGGTGGAAACTTAGGTAAAAAAGATAAGTTAACTTATTATCCAGTAATTAAAAACAAACAAGATACTGTATTCCCAACACGTCCACGAATTTTTGCAGGAGATATGCTATTAATGTTAACTAGTAATGCAGTTGACGGTGGTATAACTTCAACATATAAACTAGATGGAAAAAATTTAGTATTAACTTCTGAATTAGGATTTCATAATAGAGGATGTTTAACTGCTTCATTTACCAACAGTGTTGGTGATATTAATCAATATACTTATACTCCTCCATTATTAGGTGAGTTTATTCTGGTAGATCAGGTAAATGGTTTAGATATTACTATATATTTTAAAGGTTTTGTTAATCCATTAGAAGGAAATCCTGTTAATTCTTATGGAGATTATCGAATTGGTGTTGGCTTAGGTCGAGATCACAGAGAAGGAAATTTTCTTAATTATAATCCAGGAACTGGTCCAACTGTGAGATTAAATGGTGCACTTTATGGTTTTATGCCATTTTTTACTAATGGATCATACACTTGGTGGGCTATAATACATACAGTTAATCTTGATACTCCTGTTGCTACAGTTGTATGGTTTAGTCAAAATACAAACTTAAATGCACATATTAGTCAAGAATTAAAAGTAAATATTAGTAACAATGGTATAATTACTTGGTATGCTAATGGAAATCAAATAGCACAGCAAAATATAACTTCCTATGCTAATGCTAGTTTAGATGAAATTATAGTACCTTATGTTTTCTTTAGAGAAATGAAATCTACACTAGCAAATCCAACCAATGTTCCACCAAATAAACAAAGTATTACTATAGAAGAATTTATTGTATATCCAAAACAGTATAAAGAATATCCATTTACTTTTTCAAGTACATTAAATACTTTAGATAATAATGAATTATATTATCACAATACGGGAATACAGTTACTTAAAAAGCTTAAATAAAGGATTTATATGTCTAGAATTATTTCTTTTCCACAAGCATTTGCTTTAAATAAAGGAGCACATTATAGATTTAATGCTTGTTTTACTGGACTACCAATCAAAACCTTATTAAATTCTTCTGGATACTCTTTTACACAACCAGCTTTTCAAACTCCAGCTCCTAACCTTTATAATGTTTCTTTACCAGTTTATTCTCTATGTAATTCAAAGAATACCGATAGTGCTGGATTAATATTTAAATATGGTGGAAACTTAGTTGAAACAGCTATTAAATGGACTAATGGAAAATCTTTAGGAAATTGGTATCAAATACAAAGACATGGAAATGCACCAACGGGTGGTTCTGTGTTTTCAGACGGAAAAGTATTAAAAATATCATGTGGGCCAACTACTAGTCTTCTTAATAGATCTTTAATTCATGATGTTAAATACCAAAGATCGGGAACAGAAATTACTGAACAATCTGGTACTGTTGGAGGATATCTTCAACCACAAGACCCTGATTTTACTTCTGTATATTTTAAAGGATATGTAGAAAATTTTAATTTTAATACAATAGATCCTACTAGTAACTTACCATTAGGATATCATACACAATTTTATGTTGGATATAGATTTGCTCATTCTCAAAGTATAAACGCTAATGTAGGTTCTGTTCCTTTACCTATATTTATAGGAACAGCAAAAGGATTTGGATTTATTGGTATTAGATTAAATAATACAACTTTTACTTGGCACTGTGTTGTTATTGCAAGTAATGAAGTTAATACATCGGACACTGCATTTTGTTTTGCACATAACACAGGTCTTAGTATTTTTGGTTCTAATAAACTTCAAGTAACTTTTAATAATGGAACCATTACTTGGTATGCTAATGGAAATCAAGTTGCTACAACATCTATTTCAACTTTAGTAGCTAATGGTCATTTTTTTGACGGCAATACTAATCCAAATACTGAAAACCCAATGTATGCTTGTGTTATGAGTATAAAAGGAGGATCTATTGTAGTTCCTCCAGGTTCTTTTACAATATGTGTCGAAGAAGCTGCTGTATTCAGATCTTTATCAAGTATTAATGTTCCTATAAATAGATTTGAAGATACTGATACAGAAGTTACAGAAACAGACATTGATTACCAAATAACAGGTTTACATTTACTTAAAAAACTTAAATAAAGGAATAACAAATGCCAGCAATTTCATTTCATCAAGGTGTAGCTTTAGCTTTTGGAGCTTATATTGATCCAACACTAGGAAATAGTTCATTTAATTTATCTGCAAATGGTTTTAATGTTACTAATGCATATGGAACTACTATTTTTGGTATAGATCCAACAACATCTAAACCAAACAATAGACTTAGATGTTTATTTCATACTTTTTCACTTCCAGTAAATCAAACATCTTCTTTAGATTTTGCTAGTTTACCGCAACTTGGAGACTTAGCTTCAGCAGCATATACACTTGTATCAAGAAGTACTGCTATAAGTGATACAGCATTAAATGGATATGATACAATATTTACTGGGTATAATGATACTCATAAACAACTAGATTACATTGCTGGTGGAGATATAAGTGGTAATAATTCGGTTACAAAAATAGAAAGAGCTTATCATCGTACTGGTTTAGCTATTTGGAATAAACTTAAGAAATGAGGTTAGTATGTCAAGAATGCCAATGATGGGTATGGGAATGCCAACTGGAATGGGTCCAGGAATAATGGAATCACAAATGGGTATGGGTGCTCAGATGCCAATGCCTGAGGAAGAAACACCAATGCCAAAGAAGAAAAAGCCAGCTAAGAAGAAGACTAGCAAGAAGGCAAAGAAGAAATGAAAATAAATAAGACAACCAAAGAAGAGTTGGATTATGTAAAGAATAGGACTGGCCCTAAGCCAGATACAAAAAAACCACTAATAAAGAAACCTAAGACTCGTTCTAAATAACGAATAATCTAAAGGAGAGATATTTAAATGACAGAACCAATTAATGCTGAACAATCTCAACCTGTCGAGACTCAGCCAGTGTTAGCCACTCCAGTTCAGACTGAAGATCCACAGATCACCCATGAGCGTGCTATGTTCATGAAGTATGTCCAAGATCAAGGACAGAGAATTCCAAGTAACTTTAAGTCTGCTGATGACTGGTTTAATAGTCTTGTAGAAGCCCGTAAGGGGTTTACTCAGGCAAGACAGGAGATCGCTTCGCTTAAGAAGCAGTACAATCAAAACGGGGTGAGCAATCCTAATTACACAGGGGATTCACCTCAGGCTCAGACAAAGCCAGAGCCAGTCGAGGACTTGTCAGGTATTAATGAAGAGCTTAAGATTTCAGCTCCACCTGTACAGCCTCCATCATCTAGTCGTGTCAGTGCAGAAGATTGGCTTCGTTGGGGCAAGGAAATTGACTCAACGGGTGCCGTAAGTGCAGCTACACGCAAGGAGATTGAATCCAAGATGGGGGCTGATGAGGTCATTATTGAGCAGTTAATCAAGGGTCGGAAGGCCCTTGCCAAGCAATCATGGGATGATGCTGCTTCGGTTGTCGGAGGTAATGACAATCTTAAACGCATGTTCAAATGGGCTCAAGATAATCTAACAGCTGAAGAAGTTGCAGCCACTAATCGTGCTCTCCAGACTAATGCCTATAAGAATGTCCTCCTGGGACTTAAGGCACGCTTTGAGCAACAAAACCCACCAAAGGCCCCTTCACAGGAACCTAGGTCAATGGATAATCGGGTCAATCCCTCACAGGTTCCACAATCCGTACAGGTGTTTCAAAGCTTTGCTGAACAACAAGCTGCTTTAAGAGATCCAAGGTATCGCGTTGATGCCAACTACAGAAAAGCAGTAGAAGCAATGGTTATTAATTCATCTCGTTACGGCTACAGAAATCGTTAACTCCGTATAATCCGTAAGGACACGGAACAATTAAGGGTTTCTCCTTCGTTGTTTTAATTTTAATATAATAGAGAGTTTCTATATAAGGAGAAACAAATATGGCTTCAGGTGATTCATTAACAGCAGCACAACTTTATCCTACTCCATCTACTACTGGTTCCTGGATTGGTGGTGGTACAGCCGCTGCATCTACTTCAGCTTCACCATCAGTAGGTACTGAAAACTATTGGCTTCCTATTTGGTCAGGTGAAGTAATTAACGCTTATGATCAATATAATCTTTTTGAACCAATGGTTACTACAGAAACCATTGAATCAGGTACTACCAAAAGATTCCCAATTACTGGAACCATTGGTCATAAGGGTATCTGGAAAGCTGGCGAAGAACTTCTTGGAGATTCTACTGCAAGTGGTACTGGTTGGTTTGATATTTCACTAGATCAACGTCCAATGGCTGCATTCTTTGAACTTGATGATATTCATCTTATGCTCACTCAGTGGGACTATCGTTCAGAACTAGCTCGCCAAGCTGGTCTACAACTTAGTTATATTCGTGATAAGCAAATTGCTTGTATGATTGCTAAGGCTGCATTTACTGTTGCTCGTTCACCATTTGGTGTAAACTATGGTGGTATGAATGCTTCAACCAATACCCCAGCCGTTCTTCCTCCAGCTAATGCCTTTAATATGTTAGGTCTTCGTGGTGCATCTCAAACCGAAAGAACTGACGCTGCTCTACTTCTTCTTGATTATTTAGAGCGTTATATGGTTCGTCTTTCTGAAATTGATGCTACACTTACCGATGTATACTGTGCTGTATCTCCACAAGCTTTCCATGACATTCGTGCTCTTGGTATTGCTCGTGATGCTACTGGTCTTGTCGGTGGTGCTGGTCGTCCATTCTTCGGTGGTGTATCCGAAGCTGGTGGTTTAGGTGCTAGCCTAAATCAAAGTAAGTTTGCACTCCAAGATACCCTTGAGTATATGGGTGTTAAGATTGTTAAGAGCAACCACCTTGCACAATTAGACCATGCTCAGGTTGCTTCTGAAACCAATAGCGGTATAAACGTAGCTATCTCTGGTCTTGATACTGCTACTGGTCGTCTATCAAATAATGATACTGTTCCAGTTATCACTGACCTTGGTGATGCTAAGTATGACTTTAACTGGCACCAACAATCAGCTGGTACTACCATTACCGCAGCTGGTGTTGTTGTAACTAATGCTGTTCTAAATCCAGTTAAGGCTCTTATCTGGCAAAAGTCAGCTATTTGTTCACTACGCCTTCAGGGTATGAAGGTTGAATCTGTTAAAGATGTTCGCCGTGGTACTTACTTTACTGTAAGTTCCATTATGGCTGGTGCTGGTATCTTGCGTCCAGAACTTTGTGGCGCAATTCAAGGAACTTATACCGCTGTTGCCTAATCCTAGCGTTAGCTAATTACATTTTGGTATTTGTACCTAGGGGGTCGAAAGGCCCCCTAGGTATTTTTTTCGCAAGGAGAGTTTATGTCTTTAAAACCATTTAATCCAGTTTCACAATCATCCAGAGGTTTAGGAGATACAATAGCAAAAGTAACAAACAAGTTAGGTTTTAAAAAAACAGAAAATTGTGGATGTCAGAAAAGACAAGAAACACTTAACCGATTAGTACCATACGGTAAGAAAGGGGGTAAGTAATGGGGTTATATAGCTATACAGATGCTGTTAACCATATGCTTTTAACTTCAGGAGAACATATTGTTAGTGATCTAACAACCGATGCTGGAGTTGATACAAGCGTAGCTCAGTTTATATTAAAACAAACAATTAAAACTGCTATAGTTAGAGGCGTAGCTAATAATAGATTTGTTGATACTTATGAATTAGAGAACAATGGAACCATTCTTTTACCAGACACTGCTTGTTATGCTCAAGTTGTTGAACCTCTGTTTGATTCTACGACGGGGGAGGTGATCCAGACTACAATTAAGTCCAATCCAACAAGGTTATTCAACATCACCAAGCAAACTGATATTTTTGAAAAAGAATTAAAAATAGAAGTAATTGTAACTCTTGGTTTAGAGTCAGATAATCCACCATATGGATGGAATGATTTAGACTCAGCTTTGCAAAGAAGTATCATGGAATCTGCAGCAAGAGAATATCAAATGATTACTCAAGGTGATTTAGATGTAGATAAACGAATGGCAGTAAGAGAACAATACCATGTAGCTAGAGGTAGGGCTTCAGATATATTTAAAAAACATAGAAATATATTCTGGGGTGGAGATTATGGAACTCAAGCAGCAGTAGATAGACGTGGTATTTTATCAAATGATCCTTATTTTACAAGGACTAGATTCTAATGACTATTGCAAGACTAACCATTAATACACTTAGCGGAGGAGTAGGTAGGCAAGCACCAACTAAAAGATTAGTAAGTGAAGCCGAAAATATTGATAATTGCTTAGTTACTTTGGAAAAATCTGTCGAAAAAAGACCACCACTAAGTATGGTAAAGTCTGGCAATAGTGATTGTTATCTTGATTTAAATAATATTGATGCAGTAACTACATTTACAAATAGTGGATCAACTAATTTTAATACAGATAATTTATATTTTCATTGGTTAGATATTGATGGATATAATAGATATTGTATTATAATAAATCGAGCTGCGTATACCTTTGATCCTGTTGTTGCTAATTCTTTTACTGTAAATGGAGTCACAATTAAGTTAGATACCTTTTTAACAGTATATAGAATTGAACCAACAGAGTGGATTAAAGAAGATGTGGACTTAACTTATGGAGATAATGCTGGATACGGTTCTGGAAATACTAGTGGTTTTAATAGAGCTATATTTGAGTATCTTACTTTTGGAAATAAGAATGTAACAACATCCTATAAAATTGCTGGATCAACTGTAACTGGAGTACAAGCAACTTCCATATCAAATACATTTGGATCTATAGATTTTGATGTTGGTTGTATTTTATGGAATAAATTAATTAAATTAGACTATCTCCCAGATAATTCAAATCTTGAAAGTGTTTATAATAGCAGTAACTGGGGTACTTCAATATCTTCAAATGAATTTATTCACTCTGGAGATGTTGTTAATTATAAAATAACAATACCACCTCAAACACCCAATCCAGCTTTAGAGAATGATCTAAATGATATATCAGGATATTGGACAAATGTAAGAGATGATATTAAATTTGAAATAGATCCAAATACCCTAGAAGAAGAAGAAATAGGACAGAATGTAGAAAACTTTTCTATAATTCCACAATACCCAGCTTCGGAAGTTTACAATGATGTAAGAGATGCTAATGGATATAGAGCATGGAGAATGATGCATCATTATTATGATAATCCAAGAATTATTCCAATAACTAATGGAACAATTGATTGGACCAAAGATCATTATTACTTAAGTTCTCCATTAACAGCTGAAAGTAGAGATTATGATGTCTCAAATTATTATGGATTAGGTAAGGTATATTATGCTAGAACTCCTTATTTAACCTTTCCTGCTGGATTTTATAGAGCTACAAGATATTCTAAAAATCCATATTTTGAGCGTATTAGATCTGAAGGACCAAATTCAGTATTTGATCATAGAAGATTTCCTTTAATAATCTATAAAGATACTGCTACAGATGGTAAGTGGAGAATTAAAACAATGCCTTTATTCCCGCGAAGAGCAGGAACAAGCCTTAGTAATCCTGGTCCAAAAGCTTTAGAAAGAAAAGAAAAAATACAATCTATGGCTATTTGGAAAAGTAGATTATGGATTGCCACTGACAATACTATTTTAGCAAGTAGAACAAATAACTTTTATAATTTCTGGATTGATGATGTTCAAAATATAGTAGAAACAGATCCAATTGATATCCAAGCTAGTGTAGGTGCATATAATAAACTTAGTCATATTGTACCTTTTCAAAATTTACTATTTGCTTTAAGTTCTGGTTCGGTTCAGTTTGAAGTAAGAGGTGGTTCAATTGATACTGGAATGTCTCCTTTTAATGTTGAATTTAGACCAACTTCTTTTTATTCAACATCTAAGTTAACTGCTCCACAAAAACTCTCAAATAACGTATTTTTTATTAATGCTAGTAAGATATACATGTACCTAAGCGGTAGCGGATTTAGTGATGAGTTTTCGACTTCTATGGAAGTAACCCAACATTGTAGAGGATACTTACCAGAAAATATAGGAGCAACTGCTGTATCTTCAGCAACTAATACTATCTTCTGTGTTGATGCTGATAATACCAATTATATATATAATTTTACTTTTAGAACAAATGGTGATAAGATTGTCCAAAACGCATTACATAGGTGGATTCTTTCTACTTATGATGATGTAAAGGCTCTAAAAGCATATGAAAAAGATTTTTATATTATAACTAAAAGAATTATAACTCAAAATTCTTCTACTCATAAACTTGCTGTTTACTTTACATCTTTAGAAACAGTACCAGCTGCAACACCAATGTTAGATTGGTTGGTAAAAGTACCTGTAGCAAACATGTCCTATAGTAATAATCAAACTACATTTACTTTACCGTATTATGATCCAGAAATTGATTATGCTATTAAAGCACCAGAATGGTCAACACAGGCTTACACTGATTATAACTTAACAAGTGTCTATGTTGATAATATTTCTGGACTTACTAAAGCAACTGTAACGGGTGATTTAACCGCAAATCCAGTATACATCGGTAGGTCTTATGAAATGAATATAGAACTGTCCCCACAGGTTTATAGAAATACCCAAGATACAACTGGTTCTACACCATTTGAAGGGGTTTTAAACCTAAAAAGAATTACTACAAGACACCTATATTCAGGTAGTTATGATATTGAGATAGAAAGAAATGGCAGAAGTTCTACACTTACATCTTTTTATCCATTGAATATCAACAGTTTACTTAGTAGAAATGATCAACTAAAAATAGATATTGTTGGTGAACACCTTACAAAAGTATTATCATACTCTGAAGAATGTAAAATCTTTATTAAATCAGATTACCCAACACCATGTAATATATCAAATATAGAAATTCTTGGAAACTTCCGAGGAAGAAATACCAGTATTGAATAAGGAGAAACCATGGCCTGTTATAGTTATAGTTCTAATGCAAATATAAATTACAATAATAACATAGAAATAGTCTATGCAGTAAGTGGAACATCTTATTCATTTAGTTCAATTGCGTGGATTTGTGAATTTCCTGTTAATGAACAAATACTGGTATATACAAAACCAAGTTTAACTGGAACCGAAACACTTAAGATTTATAATACTGATTACACTATTAATACATCTACAAGTACTATTAATTTTACAAGTGCACCATCAGGATATGTTGTTATTAGAAGAACTACACCATCCCAAAGAATGTTATTTAAGTTTAATGATGGAGCTAAATTAACGGCACAACAACTAAATGCTTCATTGCATCAGTTACTATTTATGGTGCAAGAAAAAGAATTTGCAGGATCTACATTAAATTATTTCTATCCATTAACTTCCTCTTCTTTTCCTGCATGGAATATACCAATTTCTTATACAATTGGTCAAACTGTTTCTTATAATAATAATCTATATATATGTATTGCTAATCATACAAGTACATCTCCACCACCAAATGCAAATTGGTCATTACTTACTAATCTTAATTATAGTGGATTTCTAATTCAAGGTGGTCCAAATCCAGTAGTTTTTAATTTATCAAGTCTTTCAGTAGGAAGTGCTTTAGTTTGGAATGGTACTCAATTTGTAACTAATACATTCTCAGGAACTTTAGATAGTCTATCTGATGTTACTGCTACTAATCCTAGTAATAATGATATTATAAGTTATAGTTCAGCATCTAGTCAATGGATATTGAAAAGTCCAAGTATTGCGGACTTATCAGCAGCAAATTTAATATTTGCAGATAGAACTTTTTATAACAACGCAACCACCACTTCTTATACTAATGGTGCAGCTTCTGTAGATGTTTCATCTAAAAGTTTTTTAACTAAGTTTAAAAATAATAATAATAAATGGGTTTTAACCGATCCCCCAACTGTATATCATATAGTAAAAGAATTAATCCCATCTCCAAATCAAAGTGGCAGTCAAGATCCAGAAACATTCTTAAGTTATGTAAACACTGCTTTAGTTGGTTTATCTGCTAATATTACTAATCCAGTAAAAGCAAAACTTTACTGGCAATTGGGATTAAATAGAACTAATATACAAGATTCGGGTGGTTTAGATTATCTTAGTGATACTCCTTCTATGTTTTGGGATGATCCAGATGAATTATATAACACTGCTGGATACAATTTAGGTGCTCCAACTCCAATAAAATATCATGGAGTAAATAATGGAACCTTAAAATATAGGACATCCCCTTATTTTTTTCAAACTTTAAATCAATCAAACGTACAACAAAGTTATGCTTCTAAAGTACAAACATATGGAATTAAAAGTTTTTACCTAAGTATACCAGAATGCCATACATCTTGCCTTGCAGGACTTCCAGCAGCTCACTCAACTACTGAATATTTTGCACCTGGAGTAAGTCCAGCTAGTCCAGATATAAATGGTTTAATAACCTCCCTAACCGCAATTGGTGATGAAGATGCTAGTTCATATAGAGATTTTTATTTAATGGGTTTACGAGATTTAGCTTTTGCTGGATCTAGGCCAACCTCAAATCTTAATACTAGTACCGTTAAAGGTAAAGATAACGTATCAAGGCTTAAAAAAAGTTACTTTATCAAAGCAACATATAATGGATTAACAAATAAATTATTTAAAAGATTAGAAGATACTAGTGGATCGTCTTTATCGTGTTTGTGGAAAATTCCAAAACAAATTATTTATTATAACCAAGCTGCACTAGCTTTAGGAGTACCTGGAACTGGTGGACCATATGATACAGATGCTAATTTATCAAATATTAGTGTAAGGTTTACAGGTTATTCAAAATTATTAGGAACACCTACAAATACAACTAGTACTATTTTAGCGGACGGACAAGGTAAATATTTTAAAGCTGATGCTTATTGGTCAGATTGGTGTCAAAAATGGGACACTGATCCAAACCCAGGTTCAGACCTTAGTTATCATAGATTTAATGAAGCCGACATTGATTGGTTATGTCGCGGATTAACTACATCATCAACAGCTCTTACTTTATTTAGGTTAGATAGTAACGATACTGATTTACCCGTTTATGCTAATTTATCTACTACTGGAATTTCAAGTGGTGGTAATAAAGGTTTATTTCCATACTGGAGAAGACCAAATGAAATAAGAAGTGGAACTGAACCAAATTATACTTCTTATAATTTAGTAGGAACACATCAATTAAATATTGATGCAAATCAATTATTCTCTCAATCCACTAACTTTATACCAGATCCTGTAGATGAGTATGTATATAGAATTGTACTTAAGAAAAATCTAACAAGTTATTTTAGAGATACTACAAACTATCCAAACTCTTTAAAATCTAGTATTATACTAGAGTATGGATTTACCGATAGTACAAATGCAAGTAATACTACAGCATTAACAAACTTAAATGATATATTCCAGCAAGGTACATTAAGACCAGGACCTAATAGAGTAATGTCTTTCTTAAACAAAAACAATTTAAAGGTATATGTTAAAAATGAAACAATTGAAACTATTGGAAGCGATACTAGGTATGTAATAACTTTAGGAATAATTATACCTAGATTAAAATCTATAGGTTATGCTAGAATCTACAGAACGGGTGTTTATAAACAATATAGTTCTAATACTGCTGATACTGAAATAGATGGAGGTCCTTGGACTTTTTCTGATTTACTTACTCTAAATAAAACAGGAACTTTAGTAGGTCTTTTTTATGACTCTCCTAATTATGATACAACTATATATAGATATAGTCCAGATGAATTTATTACCAATACTGTTGGATCTGCATATACACATAGTTTTATTTCTGGTAGAAATGAATGTGCTGTAAAATTTACAAGAATTGGTTTACCAAGTACTTTATGGATTAAAGTATCAGTTTTAAATACAGATGGTTCAGTATCATTATTAGATGCTTCTGGTTTTAATTCTTCGGCTACTAGTGAATAATGGGGGATATTCATGGCTAACTCAAAACAAGATTTAATGCAATTAGGTCAGTTATTAATATTAGGGGTAGGTGTTGGTGGATTTTTTGTAGATATAGGTAAAAGATCTCAATTAATAGATAAGACTGATAAAGACCTAAGTGAACTTAGAACTATAGTTCAAGACCTAGTTAAAGCTCAAATTCAAATATCATCTAATGATGCAAGGCATAGTGCTTTGCTGGATGATTTAAAACAACGAGTTATAGAACTTGAAAGGAAAAAACAATGAATAATCGTAATACAACTATGGCTGGTATTGGTGCAATTTGTGTAGCAATTGGTGGGGTATTAACTGCTGCATTTGATGGTGATCCATCAACAAATGCTGACTTTGCTTCTGCTATTGCAGCTGTAATTGCTGGTGTTGGTTTAATTTTAGCTAAAGATGCTAAAATCGTAGATAAAACTGATTCAACTACTACTAATGTTTGATAAAGTTCTTTACCAAATTGCAATGGGATTATTTGATGTACTCATTAAAAGAATTGAAGCTGGTAAGATTGCGGTTGATGCTGATGTGGATATTAATCGTCTTCGTACTGCTGGTCGCAGGATTGATGAGTGGTTGCGGGAGCAGGACAGTCTTCATTCCAGAGGACAGTCCAATTAGAATTGGACCAAATACATTTTCTAGAGTTTATACCTTACAACAAGGACAATGGATACTTAGTAATAATAATATCCGAATACCAGAAGGATGGTATTGTGTACCACCTTCTTTTGTTAAAGATATACGACCATTAGAAAAGGAATCTAAATGAGATTAATTATTTTATTTTTATTGTTAATTTCTACTAGTGTTTTTGCACAAACTGTTCCACCAACAAAAGTTTTACAACCAGATGGAACTATTCAATTGGTTCCCGTGCCACCAGCTTTTGTTTATACACCATATTATATTGATCCAGTAATCAAATATCGTTTATATTTAGAATCAGGATGGGCTCAAAAAAGTTGGAATGGTGGAGTAAAGAATGGTCAATATGGATTCAAAGATTCCATTATAACAGCAAACATTCTCGCTATGCCATTACCAACTCCACCTCTGACACTTATGGTAAATGGAGTTCAGAAACAAGTGTACAAGTGGAGTGTATATCGCAGCAGCGATGTTGTGATTCAATATGATTACACTCGTCTTGAGTTATTGCCTGCTGGAGCAAATGGAATTGGATTTGATCCTACTGTAATGGATGCAAGTAAAACAAAAATTACTACACTTGGTGATGGACTTATAGTATATCATGGTGAAGTTCTAAAAGCACCAGAACTCCGCATACCAGCACTTAAGTCTCAATATTATCAATGGAATTTTGATGGGTACTTGTGGCAAGGTGGATATCGTTTGTTAGGTACTTTGCAATTCAAAGTCAAGGATGATTATTATCTTCCTTCTTGGGGATCGCAAAGGTCATTCATTCGTATTCTCCCGTCTACAACTTATCAAGGTGCAACCATTACAACCAAAGTAGATGGCAGTCCAACCATTGGTACAAATGTTCTTGGTGAAACACGATCCGAAGGTGAGCAAATTATGTTTGGTGCTCCACCGATATACAAGGTTGCACATTATCTTTCCGCACCGACTACAAAGTTTAAGGCAGGAGATACAGTTCCAGTCAAGATAATGATCAAACCAGAAACAAAACCACAATTTATTGCTTCTGTTTCCACTAACTTTGTATGGGATAATACTGTACTTGAGCTTATGAGTATTAACACCACAGGCGCACCTAAAGGGATGGTAAACGGATTTCCGCTTGTTGGTGCAACTAATATAAATGAAGTAACTATTCCAAAAGATGGAAATGCAAGGCATAGTTGGTTGTGCGAACCTGGAGATAAATCATATAGAAGTGGAGAGGTGTTGATTGTTACATTGAATTTTAAAGTACTTAATGATTTTAACACTACTAAGATTGATATTGTAAAGAAAGACGATCCTCGTTTAACTGGACTTTTGGTATCTGATGAATCACAGCCATTAGGAAGTAATATTCCAGGTTCAAGTATATTAGGAAATCAAACAGGTATTATTTTACAAGGAAATTTATGAAAGAAAAATTAAATAATATTCAAGAAAAATTATTAGATTGTTTAATTAATGATTTAAACGATCCAGATCGTCGAACTCCAGGTTTATATACTGTAGTTCGTGGTATCCTAAGTGACCATAAGGATAAGGTTAATACCATTCCTAGTGAGTCTATTGAAGCCGTAGAGGCTGCTATGAAGGATGCTGTACCATTTAAGATTAAGAAAGCAGCATACTAATGAAAGTTCCCCAAGAAGTTATTGATGATTTTAGAAACCATTTGTACTTTTGTTTTAAGCATCTTGGTCTTGGGGAACCTACACGCATTCAATATGAACTAGCCCGAGAGATTCAAGAAGGTCCTCAGGATGCTATTATAGCCGCAGGACGAGGTACTGGTAAGTCTACTATTACCGCTTGCCTAGCCAGTTGGGAATGGTTAAAAGATCCTAATTTAACCTTTCTAGTATTATCTAATACCCAAGGTAAGGCTATTGACTTTGTATCTCAGGCTAGAAAGATTTTATCTGTAGTTCCTTATTGCCAATATATGGTCCCTAGGGATGTGGATAAAGACAATGCTCTTGGTTTTAACCTAGCGGTTAGAACCAAGTTTACACAAGACTTAAACTGTGCTGCCCGAGGTATTACAGGTCAGATAACAGGTCTACACGCTGACCGAGTTGTTCTAGACGACATTGAAATTGCTGGTAAAAACGAAACTCCAGTAGGCAAAGAAACATTACTTAAAAAACTGGCAGAATTAGAGTCTATTAGAAATAAAGGATCTAGGGTAATCTTCTTAGGTACACCCCATTATCAGGATTCTATTTACAATGTTCTTAAGGAATCCTATCCAATGATCAAGTATCCAGCCGAGATGCCAGATGTTTCTATACCAGCCGAAGCCGAGGACGTGGCTCCTTGGGTCCTAGGATTGGATATAGAGCCAGGGGAGGCTACCCAGCCTGAGAGATTCAATACCGAGGAGCTTGCCTCCAGACGGGCTAAAATCGGCCCTAGTCATTACGCTCTACAATACAAGTTAATTACCTCTCTAGCTGATGCGGACAGATATCCACTAAAGCTACGAGATCTAATAGTCATGGATTTAGATCCAGAGATCGGACCAGATAAACTAGTGTGGCAAGGGCAGAATCCTTTGAAAGACATGCCTAGCTTTGGTATCTCAGGTGATCTAGTGTGTGAACCTATGTACATAAGTAATAATTATTTACCTTATCAACATATGCACTTATGTATAGACCCTAGTGGCCGAGGTTCTGATGAAACTGGAGTATGTATAGCCTCAGTTCTTAGTGGTACTACATTTATACACGAGTTACTAGGAATTCCTGGAGGCTATGATGACAATACTTTAAATAAGATTGTTAAGTTAATAAATGAATATGAAGTACCCTTAGTTCGTGTTGAGTCTAACTTTGGTGATGGTCTATTTACTAAAG